AATGATTCATAGACATCATACGCTTGAATGGAACTTAAGGCAATTCTTTTCTGAAACAGCCTATTTTTACTTGCTGGCTCATGTTGTCTCCCATGTTATCCCTCATGTTATCTCCACAATCTCAATCAGTTGGGACCGTAACGATAGAGCCGTTATTTTTTGCCCGTTTTTAAGTACTCTGCCAACTTGTCTGCTGCTTCAAATTCCTGTTCTTGATGCACACGAGCATAAATCTGGAGAGTGATTGTTGGATCAGTATGACCGACCAGTTTTTGAACCGTAGACACTGCCACACCAGCAATCAGCAGGTTGGAAATGTAGCTCTTTCGGAACTTGTGCAATGATATGACGGGGGTCAGGTTGTTGTTGCGAATAATAGTGCTCAACCACATTCTCGGCTTATCGACCCTGAACGGCTTACCAACTTTGGTCGTGAACAGCAATTGATGATGGTCTGCCAGTCTGACATAGCCATAGACATAATCTGCCTGCTCCATTCGCCAGCGCTTTAGCCAATTAATTGTTTCCACATCAACGGGCACAGCTCTTCTACTAGCTCTGGTCTTTGGTGGATCAACAACTAGCCTGCCATGGAGTCCCAGAGAGAACGTCTTGTTGACACTAATGATTCGCTTTCGAAAGTCTATGTCTTCCCATTCAAGTGCCATCGCTTCACCAATCCGCAACCCAGCATAAGCCAGGATGCGAAACAGCACATATTTATACAGCTCGCGGTCTGGATTAATGCAATTGAAAAAGGCTATGAGCTGATGTCTATCCCAAAAGTCGTTAAGTGCACCTACTTTTTCTTGCTCCCTAGGAACAATCACTTTTCTGGCTGGGTTCTTGAGAATGTAGTCTTGCATCTCAGCATAGTTCAGTACACGCTTAGCATGTCGAAAGTAACGTTTGAAATTGGTTGGCGATTCTTTGTACCACTTCTGTACGACGGCCTGTAAATCGCGTGCTGTGATCTGGTCAATGTACATATCACCAAGATCGGGCAAGATGTGCAGATTGAAACAGTCTCTTGTCTTTGACCAACTGCTTTCTCTGACTGTAAGCTGATAGGCTTTTAGCCACTCATGACAAACGTCTTTAAACTTTCGTTTGACCTCGGCTTTTTGAGGGGAAGCTGTTAATTCACCATTTTGCACTGCTTTTTCAAGTTCTTTGCCCGCACTGATTGCCTCTTGCCTAGTTGTTTTACCACCTCTAACTGCATATTTCTTGCGTCCGGTTTTTGGATCAACACCGATGTAAACTGTTGCTTTCCAACGGTGTTTGCCATTCTCAGTTTTGTAATTCTTAATGGAAGCCATTATTAAACCCCTCCACGCCAGCAGGCTATGTAGGGTCAGCATCAAGATTGTTCAACAATTGTTCTCCACGCACAAACTGAGTAAAAACAGAGTGTGGTCAAGTCCGTTGTAAACAAAAAATTTCCCCAGCAAACAGCCAGGGAAACTCCCACATGATAGGAATAATCGTTAGAACCTCGATACCTATTTAACTATATCGCACTAGCCAGCTGCATTCAAGCTAAAATTTTAGAATGCTTAAAACAAAGCAAAAAAAAAAGCATAAAATATTTTTCGCCTTTTTTCGAGCAACAGTTGGCTTTTGAACATTACTGTGCTAAACTCATTGTTGAAGTTGGTAAAGCGGTGCCTTTATGGTTTCGCTTCACCTGCTAATCAATTACAATTTACTTTAGGAGGAATACCACATGAAGAAATTTTCAAAAGTTAAGTACTTCGGTGCTGTAGCCGCTGCCTTGTTGGCAGTTGCTCCTGTTGCAGCCCCTGTAGTTAGCTCAATTGCTTCACCTGCAGTTGTAAAAGCCGATACAAATGACCAAGCAAAGTTGGACTACGCTTTGGTTAGTTCGGTAACAATCGGAAATGGTCGTTTTAACAATGTTGCTGCTCTTACCAATTTTTTAGGTGGTACACAGACTGATTTCGTGACAAGCCCAGATACACCTGTCGATAGTGACTTGGCTTTTTCTAATGATCAGCCTACGTTGTTACGCTCTATTCTGCGGACAGTCGAGGGGCACACCACTGCGGATGCTGGTCAGCTGAAGAATTACAAGCTGCAGTTTACATTTGACGGGTACGCCGGTCCTTATACTCCTGCAAAGTTAGCTAATGACTTGTTGGCAAGCGGTAAACATAGCTTCACAGTACTTGTTAAGCTGTATGCAAATACTGATAAGACTTTTTCTACACCGTTAGCAACAAAGGCTGTTAATCTCACTGTTGCTCAAGCTTCAGTTGCTACGCATGTTCAAAGTGTTGCAGTAAGTGATGCTACGGCAAATGTTGGTAGTAATTTGGCGGCCTTGACATCTTACTCTTCTATTGCAAGTGCTACTACTATTACTGACACTACAGGCGCAACTCGTGCCGCTACAGTAGCTGATTTTAATAGCTATGCTGGGTACACTCAAAGTACTGACTTAGCTAATATCACACCTACCGTTGGCCGTCCGACCTCTGCAGGAACATATTACCTACTGTTCTCTCTTGCTAATCCTTCTGGAACACCTTCAACATCTATCGCATTACGTAAAAGTGCAACGAATGTCTATTATGTTGCTCGCAAGGTTGTAGTTGGTGATTACAGTGAGGCTTCTGCTAGCGGTACGGCAAATGTCGTCAATGGTCAGGGCACTACAGTTTACAGCGATCCTACTACCACTACTTCAACTGGTAAGACTTTGGATTATGGTTCTGCCTGGAAGGTTTACGGCGTTGTAAAGAACTCAGCTGGTACTGTACTTGCTTACAATTTAGGTGGTAAGCAATACGTTAAGGCGAGTGATGTTTCTTCAACAGCTGTATCTAATCAGGCTGGTGTATTCACCGTTAAGTACCCTTCTAACCCTACTTGGTCTATCGCTGTTTATAACAGTGATCTGAAGGTTCAAAAGTTGATTCCTGCTGGATCAACTTGGACGACCTTTGGCGTTAAGACATTGAAGGACGGTAAGTCCTACTACAATGTTGGTGGCGACCAATGGGTTCGCACTGACTATGGTTACTGGAACGCTAAGTAATTAGCTAACGGTAGTCAAAAAGATGGTCCTTCGGGACCATTTTTTTATTGATTTTTTTCTTTCTCTCTGATATAGTAATAGTTGAGGTTCTCATAAGCCTCTAAATGGTCGTCCTTCCTAAGGGGACGATCAGTCTTGATACAGCACTCCCTGCTAGCGGGAGTGTTTTTTTGTTTGCACAAAAAAAGAGCCCCTAGTTTCCGCTAGAGGCTGACGTCGGTATATCGATCACTTCGGAGGAAGTGATTTTGCTGATTGCTCAGCACCTTTACTATAACACAAATCGTTCAAAATGCCATACCTGAAGTCAGTATTTTGCTCCACTTCCTGCGGTGTATTTGAGCGGTATGAATTCAGCTGTTGAAACTTGGTAGCACCACTGGTTTTTGATGCTTGCTAGGTTTTTAGCAGCCTTCCAGCTCGTGCCTGTCTTAAACTTGGCATTTGAACCAGCAATCTGCTTTCCATTCTTGTCTACAGCCATAATGCCATACCCTGGCACATAGTTGATCTGGCAGACACCAGCTAACGTAGTTGCATATTGCCCGAGCCATTCGTCGCCGCCCAGGTTGTAGTAAGGCAGTCCATTGATTGGCATGATGCCATAACTTCGCCATTGAGATTGGTAGGTGAATTTGTTATGCGTCGATTGATGCTGGTATCCGTCGGCCCAAACGCTGTTATATCCACCCAGAGCAGTAATCACGTTGTAGTCTGTTGGCTGCTGTTGAACAGGTGTTTGCGTGCCTTCATAACGATAGGCATAAAAGTAAGGCTCACCGTCAGCATACCAGTAAGCATCATGATTGTTAACACTCACGCCATTGTGTGCGTAGTTGCAGTGGATAATGTTGTCGTGGTCAACAAAGATACCCGTGTGACCACCAGCACCTGAGCTATCGCCTAACTTGCCCCAAATGAACACGTCGCCCCGTTGAGCATTCCAGTCTGAATCATTTGCTACCTGCTTCCAGCCATTACTCAACAACCAAGAATGTAATGATTCAGTGTTCAAAACATAGCCAGCTGATGGCATACCACCATTTCTTAAGGCCGCATATACAGCCCCACTGCAATCCGCAGTTCCGTCTGTGCCAGTTCGACTGCCATACATACTGTAAGTTATGCCATCTTTTTGCAACTGGTACATATAGGCAATAGCGGCATCAATGTTGAACGACATTATCGTCACCAGCTCCATTCACAGCTGTTTCATGTAAAACACTCAAAGTGTCATCATCAGTGTTGATTGGCTGAATCAGCGTTGTCTCAGCAATTTGCTTGCCCTGTGGATTTGGGACTTCAACAGCTGAGCTAGGTGCTACAACTTGAGATGCACGACTGAGAACTAATGAACTGTCGCCAATGCCAGGCGTGGTTGGATCAATAGTCACTCCAAGAATAGTCAACACAGCAAAGATTGAATTAATCACAGCTGCAATCTGCTGGTTCAAAATAACAAAGTCCCATTTGTATCCAAATACCGCAGCGACTGTCTGCACAACCAACAACACGGCCGGAACTAGAGCCAGCCAAAACTTTACGCTCAAAAAACGCACTTTCCAGTTAATCTTCATGCTCATTGTCTCCTTTAATCCCTGCATGATCTTCAAGTCTTGTCAATCTGACTGAATGGCTATCCAACTCGTGGTCATGTGTTTTCAATCGGTCATCTAGGTCTGCCAGCTCTTTCTCGTGGATTCGGAGCTGCTGTCCAATCTGCCCACTCAGCCGTTGAATGTCAGCTCGCAATGGATCAAGTGCAATCTTTTTGAATAGCCAGCTGCCGCCTGAAACTAAAATAGCTACTGCCGACAAAGTTTCAGCCCATTCATCAATCGACATACCTAAAATAATGTGCATTGCTTACCTCCAATTTATTCTGCTGGTGCCACATACTTTTTTCCAGTGATTTGTTCGTATTCATCTTCTGTAATTGCTCCAGCTGATACATAACCTTCAATTGGGCAACCCCATGAATACATCAGCTTTACAAAATCAAGCATTAGCACTCGCCACCTTTGCAGACAGCTTAGCCACCATCATGCCTAATTGATTGATGGCTAGTTGTTCAGAACTAGCTTGCATGGATTGATTTTGCAAGGTTGCTAATGCTGCCAATTCGTCTGATGTAGCATTGCTTACCCATTCTGTGCCATTCCATTTTGGGTTGATGCAGTCGCCAGCTGGTGGTTCCGCTTCAATCACTGTTTTGCCGTCGACTTTAGCGTTCTTACCAGCCATGTGTTCAATAGTGCCATCAGCGTTTAGTTGCCATTTGAACATTTGAATATTCACTCCTTTAGTTATTAAAGCTAGTCACGTCAGTGGCTGCATACGCAATTGAGAACGACATGTACCCATACTTGTATACGGTCCCAGAGTTAATCGTTAGAAAACCACTCGTCTGTAACAGCAAGTTAGCTGATGACGCTCCACCCACGTTACTATTTACAGTTGTGGCCGGGACGACTAGAGAGTTGACCGGTACTGCCCACGATGGAAGAGATACGAGATATGAGCCAGTCGAGGTTGACCCAGCTGTGTGCAAATATCCTGAAACGAACACAAAATGGCCCTTTCGCACGATGCTGAAGTTGTTGTTGTAAACACTTACTCCATCTGGCCAGCCGCAAGAGTATTGGTTTCCGACGTTATATACTGCGTCTTGGATGTTAAGATAATTGTCCCCTAAATTCGGCGTGTAGAAACTTATTGAGCTGTTGACTGGGTCAATGACTGCATTTGCCTGCGCTCCGACATATGGGTTGCTGGAATCATAGCTAGACTTGTTATTCCACATCATTTTGAACAATCCCAGAGATGTAATGTCGGTTCGCTGAATGATTTCATTGCCATTGTTCCATCTGTCTGTAACGATTGAATAGCCATCGCTGTTCTGCGTCTGTGTTGTGGTGATTGGATTACCATCAGAATCACTAGAGCTAGAAACATTGGTTATGTCACTACCTGTGATGTTTACAGCATTCAATGATCCAGCCGTAACATTTCCAAGGTTTGCGGACAATGCACTCAAGCTGCTAACGTTTAAGGCTGTAGGATTGATGGCATTAGTCACCCATTCCCCACCGGTGTATTGATGAATCTGCCTGATGTGGGTACTGTCTGCGCCCTCAAACCATATCAATCCTTCATGCGGCGAGCTTGGCACGTTTGTTGAGATGATCGGAATCAGCGCCAGTGCATTATTAGCTGCCGTGCTGGCTCCATTTACTGCTGCTTTAGCTGCTTGAGCTGTGCTATTGGCAGTTTGAGCAGTTGTGTTCGCTGTATTGGCTGTCGATTGTGCTGCTTGAGCTGTGCTATTAGCCGTGTTAGCTGTCGATTGAGCATCATTAGCTGCTGCTTGAGCGCTATTAGCTGTTGTTTGAGCCGCTGCCACTTGTTTTTTGAGCTGGACAATGTCATCAAGATTTGTTCCACTGTCTAGTGTCTTATAATCACCAAACTTAGCTGATGTTTTTGCTGGATTGTCTAAACAGATGTCAAGTTCTACCACTCTTGTGCTGTCTCGAACAATGTTGTTCGGGTCATTGGAGATTAGATAAAGCGTATCGCCAATCATTATGTCATCGGGCAAATAGGCAAGCTTTGTGTCGAAAGTGACAGAGGGCAATGAAAGTGTTTGCAATTGTGTAATTGTGTCCGTAACTAACTGCTGCTGGCTGGTTGCATTGTCATCTTCATATGTGCCAATGATGTAGCCTGCACCATTATTCAGTTGCTGGTTAGCTACTGTGTCCATCATGTAACTAACACCAGCTGGTGACTTATATCGTCCGTCACTTGATGTGTAGTCTAGACTGGTTAGGTTGATTCCGCTTGCACCTGTGGCTATTAATGCCGTCACCAGACTTGATGTGTCAATCGTGCGATCAATAGAAGTTACATTTTCGCCCCAGCCAAGCATAATGTCATGACGTTCAGTGCCCAGAGCTGAAACAATATCAACATATTTACCAGTCAGATTGTAATGATTATCCAACTCAATTCGGAAGTCGAGCTCAACACCAAAGGTATCAGCAATCGAATACAATCGAGCAATTGGCGTAGATGCATCAGAAAAGCTGATTTTTTTGACTAAGCTATTGCCTATTTCATCTCGACCAACTGTCCAGCCTGTGTCAGCAATGGCTTGTCCAACGTAATAACTTGCAGTTTGTGGGTCAGCAGGTGCACCAGCAGCAGCTATTTGACCATCAATTAACTGTAGAGCTAAGGCATTGGCTGTGATGTAAAAGTTGCCACCATCTCCAACCTCAACTGTTACGATTTGAAAGCGCCACGACCGATTTTGGTAAACAAACGTGATGTAGTTGTTGTTAATCATCAGTCCTGAGGCATCGTCATTTGCTGGCAGTGTAAACGTTAAAATTGCAAAGTTCGTGCTCAATGACCAGGTCAAAATTGAATCATAATATCCAGCTGTAGAGCCTAAAACCGTTTCGTTAGGGTCCTGAACAATGAACTGTGGTTTGTTATAAACCAATTGTTATCATCTCCCATCAAATGTATCTAGGTGTAAGTGTTGCAGTGACTTGTGGTGCTGTTGCCGTGTCAGACCAATCAAGATAAATAGTCGTCGAGGACTGCGCTGGGGCTAATAACTGGGTGGATGAATGGTCCATCACATCGTAAGCTGGCAGTCCGTTCACATTGACCTTCACCAATTGACCATCAGAACTAATCAGATCAACAGTTGAGCCGTTATAGAATAGATTAGCGGTCGTTTGCCACTTGGTTGAGTAGCTAATGCCTTGAACATAGCCAAAGCCAAGGTTGAGGATAGGCAAAACGCCATTAGGTCCACACCATTGACCTGCATAATAGAGAACTCCGGCCACTTGTGTGTTTTCTAGACCAGCATAGTGGAACGTGCGTTTGTATCCAGCTCTATCAGTCTTGTTGCTGAACGTAAAACAGATGTCCGCACCATTCTTTTCAATTTGAATAGGTCCTTGAAAGTCATGCAGTACCCAGCTCGTGTTTTTAGCATCATTCCACTCGGCCACCACGTCATCACCAACCCAAAGTTGTAAATCAACGTGATCTGTCGTTCCTTGAACCTTATTCCAATAGTAACCAGCAATCCCAGCGCCATTAGCATCAACCAAGCTGACTTCGACAGCTCCATAGTTCTTATCCTTGTTGTAGCTTGTGTCCAATTCTAAGGTTGACCAGCTGAGAACATGAGAGGATGGCTTTGAATACGGAAAATAGAGCGATGCACCATAGATTTGGCCATAACCGGGGTTAGATGGAACACCAAACGTGTTTACATAGGCCACTTCATCTTTGCCAGTCTTATTGCCCATTGATTTGACTGCCCACACTCCACTAATTGGTGAAGATGGGAAGTGATGAGTTGGGTACTTGTTCTGTTGGCCTACCAGATTGCCATTTTGAAAGCTAACATTGAAATCAATATTGACTTTGTCTCCATTGGGGACAGTTTGACCGTTTATATCTCCAGCAGCTGCAGCACCACCATTCAGTATCTGACCACTGAAATAGCCATTATCACTTGTCATGGTTGCTTCCAAGTCAACTGGTGTGTCTGCTGTGCCAGGATTAGTGATTGTGATGGTGTTATCTCCATTATTTTGTGCTGTTACTTGGTCCGTGCCATAGATAAATGGGTCATAACAAACAAAAGTCAGACTGCCACCAGTTATAATGCCATTGATTGGAGTTAAATTTTGTGAATCGCCACCAGCCGGTACTGCCATGTAGTATTTGTCTGGCTCATTTCCCAAAATCAATTGAGCTGGCTGATTGTTGCTACTGCCTAATGCACCAGCTAGGTCGTGTTTATAGCTTTGGTCAAGCAGGTAGTAAGTCAGTGTAATGGTGCGTGGCCCCCACTTGTTGCTGAGCATTTTTTGCCCAGGTGATACACCAATATCTACAGCTTGTGGTGTTGTTGTTGGCAGTGCTTCAATGTTTATGCCTGTAATGCCTATCCATTGGTTCAAATCAATGCCATTGAACAGTACGCTCATACCTTTATCAGCCAATTACAGTCGCTCCTCCATTCTGATAACTGTTTCTTGATAGCGCTTTATTGATTTTTGTTGTTGTGTTTTGAATCTTAGTCAAAGGCTCGTTCAATGCTTTAGCGGCATCGTCAGGATTCAACACACTTACTACCACCATTTGTTGAATGGCTTGGGTTAAACCGGCCAAATCGTCATGCAACGTGTCCAATTTCTCGCTCACATCATTACCACCAGTGGTAGAAACAGGCTGTTGACCCTTATTAATCACTGTCATTGCTTGACCTAACAACTGCCAAGCTCTAGATGCTTTAGCTGTTGAAAGAGGCATCACAGCTTCGGGTCCATCTTCGCCGACAATGGCTGAAAGCGGTTGATTGACCAGACCACCATTTGCCATCCGTGGTGCACCTTGAGGACCATCATTTCGCCAATCCCATTTATAATTCCCACCCCATGAAGGATAGGTGACGTAACCAATACTGTTTTGCCAGTCGCTATTGTTGAAAAAGTGCACGAAATTATCTAACACGCTGGAACGGTTATTATGGCCTGGAACGTTGTAATAATCCCAAGTTGCTGGAATATATTGCAATAGCCCAACAGAAGCCATACCAGCCATTGCATTACTATCAGTAAAGTTAGCAGCGTTGGAGTTGCCGCCAGATTCACTCATTGCCACATTGGCTAGAGCTTTGATAAAGTCACCACTAGGATTAACACCCATGATGCTTGCTGCTTGTCTAGCAATTGCTTCAAGTTCTGGATATGACTTTTTGGCTCCACCACCAAGTGATGAATCGTCCATTGATTGCTGAATCTTTTTGAGCTGGCTCTTGAACCAGTCAGCCACGTGACTAATTAACTTGTTGACTACACCACCAGCCAGATTGCTGAACATTTCTACACCGCTGCTGATGCCAGAAACACTCGATTTGATTAGCTTTCCAACATTTTCAATTGGATGTGCAAGCCAATCAGCTACTTCCTTAGCTTTGTCCCAAGCTCCACTGAAGAATTTGCCAATTCCGCCAACGACGCCACCTAAATCATAATGTTCGATGCCAGCCAGATTCATGATTGCTTTTGTTTCTTGACCGTTATAAACACGTGTTCCTTCAGGAAGCAGGCCAGTTGCATTTCTCTTTTGGCTCATACCGACTTGACCATTAGGCAATTGATAAAGCTCTTTCCAGTCTGATCCAGCACCATCATTGACCATAACCATGTGCAGTTTCTGGGTAACAACACCACCTTGCTCAAAATGAACAGGTGATAATTTGTGTAATGCATCTTTGCCTGTGAATTTCTGCCAAACCCAGTTAATACCACTGATAGCACCATTGATAACATTGATTATTGCATTCATGCCATCACTTGCAGCATTCTTCATGCCATCCCACATGTCAGAAAACGCTGACTTCATGCCAGACCAAGCAGCATTCCAAACATTTCCGATTGCACCAAGGGTTGTCTTGATAACGTCATGGATGCCACCGAAAACATCTGAAACAATATGCTTCATGCCATTCCAGTAGTCTTTTAGCAAGTTTTTTACATCTGACCAGGCTTTTGACCAATTGCCAGATAACAAGTCCATGCCAATCTTCAAAACATCAGTGATGACTTTTAACGCTGACGAAATGGTGTCCTTGAGCACTTTCCAGGTGGCAGACAGAACAGTCGAAATGATGCTCCATGTACCCTTCCAGACAGCAGGTAATACTTTGGCATAGATTGAAAATTGTGCTTTGAAATAACTGAATAGAACATCAACAATTGGCTTGATCGCTTTCCATGCAATTTGGATGACCTTAACAACCAATGCCCATGTTGTCTGGAATAGCTTTCCAATCAGTCTTAAAATCGGCTGAATACTCTTCCACATTGCCTGCATTCCAGAAATAACAGCTTTTAGTGCAGGTTTTAGAGCATTGCCTATCATTTTGACTACGTTGTTTACTGCATCATGAAAAGGCTTTATGTGCCTGTAGGCTTCATAAAATGCTAGTCCGGCTGCTGCAATAGCTAAAACAATGCCACCAGGTCCAGCCAGCAGAAGTTTTAAGGCACCAAATGCTTTGGTTGCTCCACCTAAACCGCCAGCACTAGACAACTTGCTCAGTGCCCCGAAGTCTTTAATACCTCGCAAAGCACTTAATCCTTTGAAAGCACCACCAACAGCAGCTGTAAACTTGACTATTTTTGTCGTTGCCCATAAAGCCAGCAGCGTCTTAGCTAATGTTTGAATTGCTGTTTTGTTCTTTGCGATATTGCCTAGCGCTGTGTTGGCATTTCTCAATGGATCAGCAGACTTCTTGGCTCCAGAGCCCATCAAGCCTAGGCTTTTAGCTATGCTCGAAACAACACCTGAAATAGTATGCCAGACAGCTGAGCCAAATGTTTTAGCAATGGATAGAACAGAAGAACCAATGCCAGTAATGTCACTTCTGTGTGCTGCTAAATAGCCTAATAGCTTGGTTGCTTGGGTCGCAATGTTAGCTATACCTTTGCCCAACATTGTAGCTGCACCTTGAACAGCTGGACTGGACATTAGACTGGCTAATTCTGACATACCGGTGTTCTTGACAGACAGCAACGGGGCAGCCATCTTTTTCTTTAGTACGTCCCATGATGCAGACATTTGAGCTTGTGCACCTTCCGCTGTTTTGCCAAAGTCTTTGTAAATATCACTTGAGTTTTTACCAGTCTTAGCAAGCAGATTAAGGAAGTCAGTGCTTGATACTTTACCAGCGCTAACCATCTTGGCAAAAGCATCTTGGCTTACACCGGCTGCTTTGGCTAATTGAGCACCTAGGTTGGGTGCTGTCTTTTCAAGTCTTGCCAGTGAGGAAGTAGACAGCTTTGTTTGTGAAGTAACCCTGGTCAGTTGCTTAGCAAAGCCAGATAACTGGTCACCGTTCAGCTTGGCACCTGTACCAATAGCAGTAATGCCTGCTGTAACCGCTTCGGTCATCTTGGTATTGCCATGAGTTACGACATCAACAGTCTTTTGCATCTCATCAATTGTGGTAATAGCTTGGCCAGATTTATCTGTTAGATCACTGACTTGATTGTCTAATGACTGAACATCTTTTGCAGACTTACCCATCTGTTCCCATGTGGTGGCAGATTTTTCGCCAACTTCATCCAACTCTAGACCGGATTTTACTGTGTCTTTGATGGCACCTGACAGATCAGACCAGCCATTGGTGATAGCGTTTGAAATCACACTGCCTTCAACAATTTTTTTGAACAGGCTTGGTGTCTTCTCAGATTCTTCGTTCACACCAGCAATGTGTGATTTAATCCTGTCAAAAACAGATGGATTGGCCTTGTTCATTTCGTCTTGAAGACCAGCCATAGACGATTTTGCTTTGGCTAAACTGGTAGCGGTCTCGTCAACCCGTGTCTTCTGCATTCTATAAGCGTCTGAATCCTTACCTGAGGCAGATGCAATCTTGTCTAATTCCTCAGATTGCTTGCTCAACTGCTCGTTCAGATTGCTAATGCTGGACTTATAACCTTCAAGTTTGGCCTTATTTGCTTCTTGCTGATTGCCTTCAGCTTGTAAGCGCTCAACATATGTTTGATTGGCACGTGCAGCAGCGGTGTACTCACTCTGCAACCCTGCCAAACCACTCTTTTGATAGTCTAAAGCCTGTTTAGCACGGTCTTGCTGAGCTTGTAAATTGGCTAATTGTTTGCTGGCACCGTCAATTTGCTGCTGATATTTTAGATATTGCTCTGCAACATCGGCAGTATTGCCTTTTAATTCGGCTTGTTTGTTTTTTAAGGCATCAATCTTGCTCTGCTGGGCTTCAATTGTTTGGCCTAAGCCCTCATATCTTGCTTTTGCAGCACCGACAGCATCGCCAGCAGACTTCATCTCAGTCTCTTGTGCCTTCCAAGCTGATTGTGACGAACGAACAACGGCTGTCAGTGATTTTACTGATTGACTAGCAGCCATTAGATCAAGGGCGATTGACGTCGACATTTCTGCATTAATTTGCTGTGCCATATTTTATTTAATCACCCTTTCTCTTGCTGTTTCCGCTGATATTGTTCAAACATTTTAGCTGGATCAATTGGTCTGTCTTTCTTGTCCTTGGCACTCATCATCTCAAGCATCTCGTAATAATCAGCTTCATCAAAATCCTGCATTGACCAGTGAAAATAGACAACTGCCTGTTTTTTACTCCATCGAAAATCCTCAAGCTGGTTACTTAATGCATACACCCGTTCTGGTGGACTAATCTTTGCTTTTGTCCGCAGCCTGTTCTTTCTTATTCTGTAAGTCAATGTCCTCGTCAGATAATCCCATCATGCGTTCAAAAACATAATTGACGCTTTCAACGGTTTGCTTGAAGTCCATTTCTCCCAGCTTATCCTGCTCAGCTTTGTTTAGGCCTAAAACAGTGGTCAGGAAGTCAATAGAGTTATGAAGCATGTCACGCTGAATCTTGATAATTTCAATTGGTTCTTTATTTTGGAGGTCATCAGCTTGTGCCATTTCAAGCTGCAAATTAAACATCTTTTCCATGTTCTTGTTGCTGGTATGAACGTCATGTGTACGGTTGCTAATTTGACTAACTTTAATCTTCATCTGTGTACCATCCTTTGATTTTTTGAATTAAAAAATGCCGGCCAGAGGACTTGCACCATCTGTGTGGCTTCTACCGGCTATTCAGTCAATGCTGAGATTTCCGTTCTGTCGTTTTGAGATTAATAGTTATCCATTTGCCTGTTTTAGAATGCATCAGAATTGGTCTCTCAGCACTAACTATTTGTTAGTGACTTGTTGTAGTGCCCGTGGTTGAAGGTGTGGTAGAGCCAGAACCAGAACTAGCTGGCAATACATAGCCACCAAACACTTCTTTGTACATGTTGGCTTTGTCAAAAGCTGAATCCAGGTCCGAATACAATTTGTAAGCTGCTCCCTGGAAAGCATCGCATGTTAAAGCAGTGTACGTAAGGATGTCGTCTGCGTCTTGGTTCGCATTTGTATCAGTCTGCAGATTGGCACCGGCTTCACTCAAAATCCCATCCCCAAACCCGTAATAAACGAAGTGCAATCGGTCTAATGTCTGGGTCGTAATGAGCATAGCTACGTGGGCTTGAATTCCCTGATCGGTATACCCGCCTTTTTGGTCTGAAATCATGCCCTTGATCTGTTGCTTGATTTCAAAATTCAAGTTGTTAATATCCAACGCCACTGAAGGCTCTGCTTGCGGAATATCAACGGCTTGGACTCTATTAAATCCGTACTTTTTCGTTGGTGTACCACTCAAGCCTGTGATGTTCGCACTTTTGCCCCCAAGGTCAGCTCTGCCAACAACATACAAGCCGTCGCTGCCCAATCCCTTACCTGTACCAGTAATCAATTTTTGGCTGTCATCAACCAAACCAAAAGCAATGCCATATAAACCTACAGTCGCCATTAAAAAGTCTCCTTTAATATCTTTGTTCTGCTGAAATAAAATGTGTTCATAAGCTGCTTCGAGATAGGGTCTAGCATGCGTTGCCGAACTGCTGCAACTTGCCAATTCTGGTGGGTGAATGACTTCATCATGCTGACTTCAATGGTCTCTGGGTCTGAATCAAGTGTCTGAGAATACCAAATCTGTGTTTCAATCTCTTGATTAAGTGACCAAAAGTCATTATTGCCGAAAGATGCGGGATCATTGGCAGCGTCTGTGATGAGCACAACTGTTTTATCTGTGCTGTCTATTGCTTCTTGAGGCAAATTGTTACCATAAATATCATCAATTCCAGCAATATTTGCTTGATTCAGCACTTCAACTGCGTCATCTACAGCGCTCATTTGTCTTCATCCCCGTTCAGCTTGGCAATAATGGCTTTGTATTCCTCAGCTTCGGCGGCAAATACAGCATCTTTGGCATCGTCTCGTGCATCATCAACGAAGTGGTCACCATGTATCTTTTTAGTACCATCATTCAAGAATCTTGCCACAAACGCTTTGTCTCCGAACCCTGCGACAGACTTACCATTGTGGTCACCATCGACGTCGCCAGCGGCAGAGCTAATATCTTCAGACAAATGCCCATAAGCACCACCGTCGCCCTTACTGTCAGGGTGTTTAGCCTTGGTAGCTTCTTTCAGTTTGTCAGCAAGCACATCGGCACCAGCTTTGGTTATTTTTTCCTGGTCTTTTACGCTCAGTTGTGCTGCATTACTCACCTGTTTAAGCCATTCATCAAGTGCTTCGCTCATGTCCATCACTATGCCCCCTTTGTTATTTTAAGAAGGGTCAAATAGTCGTATTTTATGACATTATTGCTGGAATCAGGACTGACATCTGCAATGTTGTACACAATTCCACCAATTCTGGCTTGTTGCTGATTAACATTTCTGTCATCGTGCCTAACAATGATCGTGATTGAGTTATCAAGTCTCGTGCCGATTAAGGAATATTGCTGGGTTAAAGTTCTCTTTTGCTGCTTGTAATGCAGCGTGTAAGCGAGAACAAAGCTAGAAATGTTCAATCCAGCGCCGGTGCGATGTGACTGCGGATTGCCTAACTCAACAGTCCGGCTGAAATCTGAAGGAATAAAATTAGTTGCCATTACTATCACCACTTTGACTTGACTGTGGATTGGCTTGGAGATGAGTAAGCATCATGAGCAGTCCGTTCGGTAAGCCATTGCTCAAAGTCCGGTCATAATATTGAGCTGTTGCAAGCGTTTTAATCGCTGGAATAAATAATGAATCGCCCGATTGAATGTCCGCCGATCTTGAAACCACTTCTTTGGCAGTAGTTACCAGTGTTCTAACAGTTGATAATTCTGCTGGATCAAGATTAAGTTCTGCAAGCAAGTCATCAGCAATCGTATTTGTGTCTATATCGGCCATTTCATCACTCCCATCTTAAATGCCGCCGGTATTAACCTACTGTTTATTTCTTTGGCGACCAATTGCTTAATTATTTATTACTATTTGCTCGGAGTGGTGGTCGAAGTAGTCGAAGTTGAAGGCTTGAAGGTAATGAACTTACCAGCAGCAGAATCTGCAACCTTGTAGTCGCTACGAATAGCCGCCAGTAATACTTGTTCAAACTGTTCGTTGCGTGCCCAGCTCAGATTGACATTCCCACGAACTGCTTCGAGAACAAATGCAGATAAGTCGCCCACAAATGCTTTGCTATCACCTTTTGCACCCAGAACATCATCAGAAACAACCAAGCAAGTAGCACCCAAGAAAGTCTTGCCAGTGCCAGAAGAAATGGAATCTTCCAGCAGATAACGGCCATTTGCGTCTTTGGCTTTGTCGAGAGCGGCGAACATAGATTCGGACAGTACCCACATGCGGCTTGAATAATTAGACATCCCAATGTTGTAAGCATCCTTCAGGTCGTCGATGCTTGAAGCAGCCACCGGAGTAGCTTGCTGTAACACTGCCCCAATCTGATGTTGTTCAGTTGATGCCACAATATTGTTTACATATGTGCTAAGCAAAGGAATAATGTTCGGGTAATCCTGAGCCATCTCGAGAGAAATAGGCAGTTGGCCTCTGCGAGTTTGAACATCGTAAGCAACAGGTGTGATGGATGCGTTACCAATCTGCGGGTTTTCAGCCAATTCTGCAGCAGTAACTAATTGACTGTTTACCTTGCTCATGACTGGCAACTTACCCGTGGGGGCTGAAACTTCAACTCGGTTGACATATCCAGACAATTGTGTCGGATCGTTCGGCTGTTGCATAACGTCCAAAACTTGGGTAGGTAAAACTGCCTCACCAGCTGCGGAATCAAAACCAGCTGAATCTCTCTTAACTTCGCCGGTCCGTAAAAACTCTTTGAAGTCCCGAACTTCTTCATCTTCAACTTTGTCTTGTGTTAAATTTTTAGCCATACTCTTAGCTCCATCTCTTTTATTTTCGTTTGGTTCAACATTTTGTTCAGCAGTTTGTTCTGCCGGCTTTGCTTCATCCAAAACAACATCGCTGTCATCGTCTGGGTCGTCATCATCTGTCTGAGTTGGCACTTGTTGAGCCGCCAATTGCTGCGATAAGGATTGAATTGCTTGTTGCAGCGTGGTAATCATGCTGACTAAATCACCGCTTGTTGGTTGAACAGTTGAGCCATCATCACTAGGTACAGCAGGTGCAGGTGCGGGTGTAGCTACTGGTGTTGCATCTCGCTTCTGTTCTTCCTTGGCTGGCTGGTCAATGACGATCTTGGTATTGATCTGCTTTTGAAGGTCAGCTAATTGATCTTGAAACTTTTTTAGAGACCGCATTTGTTCGTCTCTGTTTTCTGTTTCTGTTTCCTCTGGCTTTTTTTCTGCCATCTTTTCAACTTCTTTCTTGTTGCTTAAAAATTCTTGCCAATCTCGTTGAACCTGAACTGATGTTTCAGTGTAAGCTGGAATAGGCGTCAGTGACAGCTCAAAGACTTGGTCAATTTGTGAAATTGTATGGATTGTATTGCCACTTTGATCTACTGACCAGCTATCTCCGCCATCAGCAATCGTAAAACCAAATGACATTCCTCGAATATTGCCATTCAGTATGTTCGTATAGGTATCGTGGCCCAACTGTGTGTCTGGCAGTTGAGCATTGAAGTGCAATCCGTCGCTCTGAACACTGGTTGAAAGCGTCCCACTGTCTGCTCGTGCCAGAATGTTGGAAAAATCATGGCTGTAAAGCAGCAGAACACCGCTCAAATCGACGTTATTTAGGGCATTTGGACTGATAAATTCAGTAAAATCGCCCTTAATACTTGGCCGATTAAACACTGTTGCAATGCCTGAAATAGCCATATTTTGTCCATTTTCAGCCTGATTGTTGCTGTTTTCGTTGTCTAAGCCCGTTTCAGCTCGAATTTTAACGTCAAATGTTCGTATATCTGTGTTTTTATCATTCATTTATCTAGATCACACCTCGTTTCTGTAGCATTTGCTGTGCCATGAGTTGAGAAATTGCTGGAGTTGTTCCGCTGAGCAGCTTCTGAATCTGCGAAATTAACAGGTCATTGTCTGCATCAACAGCGCTAGATTCATCAATGTTTACTTGAACACCAAACTTTGCTGTCATTTCTGACTCTATTGGCTTTACATAACGTCTCAATGTGTTGGAATAAAGCGATTTGGTCATGTCTAGACTTGATTGTTGATCCCCTTGACCATTCAAATATGAATCAGGAACACCGAAAACCTTACCAATCTGTGTCTTTGACCAGTCATTGCTTGTTAAAAACTTGGAAACATCAGCGTTAATAGCTAAGGATTGAATGCTGTACAACTGATCTAGGACAATTGGACGGCCAGCATTATTACCAGTGTTGGCACTTTCAAACGCCTTGCGTGTTTGCTCTTTTTCCTCTGGAGATAAAGCACCTTCATTGACTTTAATCACCGTTGAGGGGTTAATTGCGTTTTTGATTGTGGCTAAGGTAAGTTTGTTTGCATAATCCTGAATATTTACTTGGCTTGCTATTGATTCCAGCGGGCTAATGCCAATGTACTGTTGTCCATTTTCTCCGGAAGCTAAAAGTCTGAAATGAAGCATGTTGTTTGAAGGATATGTCTCTGTGCCACGTTCGTCATTCCAATTGACTGAATAGTTGATTGCTGATGAAGAATCTGCCAGCGTAACTATTACCTGTTGGGCTGGTGCCATTTCTAGTCGGGTAGGAATATTGTTGTTGTCTCTCTGAACTGTCACATAAGCATTACCATCAAGCAGCATCTGAGCAGTTACACTCTGCCAAAAATTGAAAGCTGAAATTAAGTTATTTGGGTTGGCTACTATTTTGTCGAATGGCGCAGGCACATTGAAGTTAGCACTAGCAATATCTGATGAAAGCAAGTTGACCACAGAATAAAGGTCTGAATTTTTCAAGGCTGTACTAGCATCAACAAGATTGTTAGGTAGCACTTGATTACCCTGAATGATAAAACTGCGCATGTTCGTCGATGGAATCGTCATGGAGCGTCGTTCAAATTTCATGAATGGATTAATCGTTTTCTATCATCTCTTTTGCTGGGGTGAAGTTGGCGATAATACCCATCCCAAAACAAGCAGGCAAATACCAAGGACGAACAATCCACAACCGTTACTTATTAAAAATCCAGCGGATGTAAATGAAATTAATGCCGCCAGAAACAGCAACAATGGCAATGCTTGCTGCAACTGCTCTAGTTTGTTCGTAAAATCACCCCATTTAGTCTTGTGTTATTTTTGTCTCTACTATATATACGTGCAACATGCACCGTTTTTGTGTCTAAAAACTGACATTCATCAAAAATTGGTGCCGTTCTTCATCTGACATGCCAGAAAGTGGGTCCTTCTTGGCTGATTCCAGGTCAAAGTCTGGATTGATGTTTGAAAATTCATAGATTGCTCGACTGAAAGCGTCAACAATGGCATCTACGCAGTCAATTTTTGAAGTGTATCTCTCTTTGTCGACTTTCAAACCAGCACTATTACCAACAAGAATGGCGTTCGTCATTGAATATTGAATGATTGGATCGTCAGCAAAATGAATTCTACCCTCTCGAAAAGCCTTTTGTAACTCATGAGTTGATCTGTCAAGGTCATGTGCTGTTTGCCTTAGTGGCATCATAGGCCATTTGTTGACTTGATTTAATTCATCTAAAATATCACTAACTGCCCATGGGTCAAAAACAATGAATTTTACTTGAAGCTGGTTGCTTTCAATGAAATCTGCCAACCATGTGACTACGCTGTCATCATCTATATAGCCCCAACGGTTGCGAGCAATGTCGCAGTAGCCACGTTCTTGAGCAGACCTGTAATTAATTCCGTCTTGCTTTTCCTTGGCTTCAATACTTCCACTGGTGTGATTCAATGGAATCCAAGAGTGCTCTTCAATCCAGTAATGTGTCTCATTTGATTTTTGAAAGGGAAACACAAAAGCAATGGCAGTATCATCGGACAATTTGCTCAAGTCAATGCCAACGTAACAAGTGTGACCTTGAATATCGAATGGTGGTTTGTCTGTCACAGCATCTTTAATGTCGTGCACGTTCAAAAATCTATTTTCCTTAGTTGTCAGCCACATGTTCAAATTCTTGTTGACGAACTCGCTTATTGAACCGTCACTTTTCTTTGTGTCTCTTTCGCTAACCATACTGTCTAACATTGTTTTGCCAGCTGTTGAAAGCAAAGGGTTGGACTTTATCCATTTTTCAGGATCAGATACTTCGTCTTCACTGTCTTGGCTGTAATCAACCATCAAATTGTCGTCTAATTCTCGCTTGTCGTCATGCAGCATGGCTGATCTCAACATCTTTTCATCCAGGAACAGACTAGAATTGGCGTCAGGGTATGCAGTTGAGATATTCCAGGACTGGCTATCAAAGGTTTGGACTTGACCACTGGTGATTTTGCCGTTGTTTTCTTTGATTAAGCCAATTCTTCCATCGTCGCCGCACTCATCATGAACACTGAAAGCCAAGTGGTAAGAATCAAATTGACCACTTTCATCTGACAGACGTAACAGCTGGTTCTGGCTAACATTGCTCTTGACCGATTCTTCACCAACCTTGACTTTGTTTCGCCTCATCCAGTCGCCAAACTGATTGTGTCTAAGCCGGTTGAATGTGCTCTTTACGTATCTCCATCCTTTTTTACTCTGTTGACTAACTGTAAGCGGTCGTTGACATAGGTA